TATCTAAATACTGATGGAAGGGAAAAGACTGACTTAGATTTGATTCGTCGGTATAGAGACATTGCACAACAATCAGAATGCGATACTGCTATTGAAGATATTATAAATGAAGGTATTGTTGCAAACGAAAGAGATATTGCTGTTCAAATTGTTCTAGACAATATTCCATATTCAAGTAAAATCAAAAAAACAATTACAGAAGAATTTGATGAAGTCTTACGTCTTCTCAAGTTTGAAGAAAAAGGTCATGACCTTTTCCGTAGATGGTATGTTGATGGGCGCATTTATTTTCATAAAATCATTGACCAAAAAACACCAAGAAAAGGAATAACTGAACTTAGATATATTGATGCCACTAAAATTAAAAAAGTAAGAAAAATTGAAAAAGAAAAAGATGTAAAAACTGGTGTCGATAAAATTAAAAAAGTTCAAGAGTTCTTTCTTTACAATGAGAAAGGATTAGGTTCAACAGGAGCTAGTCAAGGAATTCAAATTCATCCAGACGCTATCACTTATGTTCCATCTGGTGTGATTGATGGTAATGGTGGTAGAGTACTGTCATATCTCCACAAAGCAATTAAACCTGTAAACCAGTTGAGAATGGTTGAGGATTCTTTGGTAATCTATCGTATCTCACGGGCACCAGAGCGTAGAATATTTTACATTGATGTTGGTAATCTACCAAAGGTAAAGGCAGAACAATATCTTAAAGATGTTATGAATCGTTATCGTAACAAATTGGTATATGATGCGTCTACTGGTGAAATTCGTGATGATAGAAATCATATGAGTATGTTGGAAGATTTCTGGCTCCCACGTCGAGAAGGTGGTAGAGGCACAGAGATTACAACACTTCCCGGTGGTCAAAATCTTGGTGAGATTGACGATATTGTATACTTCCAAAGAAAACTGTTTAGGTCACTAAATGTTCCTATTTCAAGATTAGAAGCAGAATCTCAGTTCACTCTTGGTCGTTCTACTGAAATCACTAGAGATGAACTTAAATTTACTAAGTTTGTACAAAGAATACGAAAGAAGTTTGTTCCATTATTCACTGATATTCTAAAAACACAACTTTTATTAAAGGGTGTTATATCGCCTGACGATTGGAAGAATATTCAAGAACATATTCAGTATGATTTCTTGGCTGATGGTCATTTTGCAGAGTTGAAAGAAGCAGAACTTCTTAATGATAGAATTAATACTTTGAATCAAGTAGAAGCATATATTGGCACATTCTTCAGCAAGACGTGGGTACAAAAGAATGTTTTACGATTAACTGAAATTGAAATTGAGGAAATGCAGAAAGAGATAAATAAAGAGTCTGGTATGGACCCAGAAGATGGTGGTATAAATCTTCCTGATGCTCATGGTGGTATTAGGAGAGATGATACTGCACAAGGTAAGGTTGGCGAACCGGGAGATGCAGAGGATAGTACAACATACAATCCACAAGAACAGCCTCCAGAAGAACCAAAACAAGAGCCACAGGAGTAGAAAATGAGTAGATCAATTGTAGATGCCATTGAATCTGGTGATAATATAAAAGCAGAAACCCAATTTTCAGATGCTATGATGAATAAAGTAGGTGGCTCATTGGAGTCCAATAGAAAAGAATTAGCTAATTCTTTTGTCAACAATAAGGTTAACAATGCTAAAGAAACTGAATGAAGTTTATCAAACCACAGTTTTTGAAAGAGATGAACACAAAGCATCAAAGGAATACAAGAAATTGTCTCCTAAAATGCGGAAATCTGTTGATTCTATCTTCAAAATCATGGATGCTAAACCTTCAGATTTCCTAAATACTTTTGAGAAAACTATAAGAGAAGTGTCAAAAAAGTTTGGTGTTACTGAAAAAGAACTTATGAGATACTTTGAAAAAGAAATGTTATCAACATAGGAGTAGGGTATGTCATTTAAAACATTACGAGTTGCTGGCACAGTTACAGCAGCACAGACAGCTGATGACGCAGCACATGAAGCTATCATTGGCAAATTATCCCCATCTTCCTCATACAGAGTAACAGAGTTTGGCGGCAATGATGTTCTTTTTCTTATTTCAGATGATTATCCTACGGCATCTTCCACAAATGGATTTTATTTAAAAGCAAACACCTCAACAACAGTAGTTCCTGATGTAGAACGGGCACTACGATTTGCTTCTGGAGTTCCTGTAGCACAGAATGATGATGATACAGGAGCAAACGGGATACTATTAGAATCTGGAACAGCAGATGATCCGGGCTTTCTTCTTTATGATAGAGCCGAGACCGAATTCCGTATTTCAGTAATCAATGAAACTGCCAGTAGTGACGGCGCTGTTTATGTTGAAGAAGTTGCACAAGGACATCCGGGCGCATGAATATAAAATTAATTTCAGAATCAATTCAAGATGTAGAATACATCTGTGAAGAGAAAGAAAACGGTAAGAAAGATTACAAGATTCGTGGCATCTTTATGCAGGGTGATATCAAGAACCGTAATGGTCGTATTTACCCTAAAGATGTGTTGATGAAAGAAGTTGCTAACTATAATAAGAAATTTGTTGACGAAAATAGGGCATTTGGTGAGTTAGGTCATCCAGAAGGTCCAACAGTCAACCTTGAAAGAGTCTCTCACCTAGTTACATCATTAAAACCAGATGGTAGTGATGTTATTGGTGAGGCTCGTATTTTAGAAACACCTATGGGTAAAATCGTCAAAACTTTAATGGACGAGGGAACCAAATTAGGTGTTTCATCTAGAGGCATGGGAAGCTTGGACGAGAGGAATGGTGCCAAGTATGTGAGAGATGATTTTTACCTTGCGGCTGCTGCTGATATTGTTGCAGACCCATCTGCTCCAAACGCTTTTGTAGAAGGTGTTATGGAGGGGAGAGAATGGGTTTGGAACAATGGTTCGTTAATTGAAGCACATGTTGCAGAAGTGAAAAAGAAATTTGATGTTAAAAAGCGTCAAAGGCAAGCAAATATGGAAGCATTGGAGTTTGCTAAATTCCTCAAGAAATTATAAGTTATAAATAATATTTAACAAAAAGGAGACTTCCTATGTCTGAATTAGATCAAACAATTGAGGAACTCGAAGCGGAGGTATTAGCTGAACTTGAAGAAGCTTCTGATGCTGATGCCCCGAAAAAGGGTTCTGTTCCTGCCGAGGGAAAGAAAAAACTAAAAGCAGTTGGTAATGCTGAAATTCAAGATGGCGGTAAAGCCGTTGTTGAGCCTGATGCAGCTAGTTCGCCAACTGATATTGCTGCTGATAAAGCATCAGAAGTTTCTGGTGATGCACAACAAAAAGGTGAAGGTAAGCCTGACCCAATACAAAAAATGAAAAAGGTCAAGGAAGCCGCTCACAAAGATGACGAAGAAGATGAAGAAGACGACGAAGAAGAAGTCGAAGAAGAAGACGAAGATAAAAAAATGAGCAAAAAAGAACTCATGGCTGCTATGGATAAGAAGATGATGGGCATGAATAAAGAAAACCTTTATGCTGCATATGGCTCCATGATGAATGGTATGCATGATGATGAAGAAAAAAAGGAAGATGAAGTCGCTGAAGCTGTAGAGATGCATATTCAGAACATTGATATCACTGCTGACGTTGAAGCTTTGGTAGCAGGCGAAGACCTTTCTGAAGAATTCATGCAGAAAGCCGCAACAATCTTTGAAGCGGCCGTTAAATCAAAGACCCGTGAAGAAGTTACACGAATTGTAGAAGAGCAACAACTTGCAATTGCTGAAGAAGTCGATGAGTATAAACAGTCACTTGCAGAAAAAGTAGATCAATACCTCGATTATGTTGTTGAGGAATGGATGAAAGAAAATGAGTTAGCAATTGAGCGTGGACTCAAAGGTGAGATTGCTGAAGACTTTATTTCTGGTTTGAAACAGTTGTTTGAAGATCATTACATTGACGTTCCAGACGAAAGATATGACGTTCTGGAAGCACAGTCTGAAAAAATTGCTGAACTGGAAGAGCAGTTGAATTCAACTATGGAATCTAATATCCAAATGAATTCTACGAACTCTGAATTAGTTCGGGAACAGGTCATCGCAGAAGTTGCTTCTGATTTGACCGATACAGAAGTTGAGAAGTTTGCCTCTCTAGTAGAAGATGTTGACTTTGGGGATGAAGCTGGTTTCCGTGCCAAACTCGACACCCTAAAGGAAAACTATTTTCCAAAAGTTGAAAACCTAGAAGAGACTTTTATTCATGATGAAGATGACTACGGAAGCGCCGCACAGGACATTGATACGAGTGATACAATGAAGGCATACTTGTCTGCTATTGGTCGTGTCGAGACTCGTATTAACGGGCGCTAAGTTTAATATTATAATAAATAGATGTAATAAAAACAAAGGAGAAACAAATGTTTCAAGCAGAACATCTACAAGAAAAGTGGTCGCCAGTCCTAGAACATCCCGATCTTCCAAGGATCGAAGATGCCTATAAGCGGTCTGTTACCACTGTTATCCTCGAAAACCAAGAAAAGGCTCTAAGAGAAGATTCAGCATTCCTTTCGGAATCCGTTCCTACAGGTAATGTGTCCGGCGTATCAAATTGGGACCCAATTTTGATCTCACTAGTTCGCCGTGCAATGCCAAATCTTATCGCATATGATGTGTGTGGCGTTCAGCCAATGACAGGTCCAACAGGACTTATCTTTGCAATGCGTGCCCGTCATGCTTCGATGGATGGTGAAGAAGCATTGGTCGATGAGACAACCGGCGCAGCTGCGAACGGTTTCTCTGGTGACTTCTCGAACCAGAACGCTGCTGGAGGAAATGGCGGCGGTGACATTGGTGCAAGTGAAAGCAATCCTGCTGCTCTTAATGACAGCCCTTCTGCTGGAACTTACACATTCGCAACTGGTATGACAACTGCTCAAAGTGAAGCACTTGGCGATAGCGGAACAAACGCTTTTGCTGAGATGTCATTCAGTATTGATAAGTCAACTGTTACGGCAGTTTCCCGTGCGTTGAAAGCTGAGTATTCAATGGAACTTGCTCAAGACCTCAAAGCAATCCACGGTTTGGATGCCGAGACAGAGCTTGCTAACATTCTTTCAACAGAAATTCTTGCAGAAATCAACCGTGAGGTTGTTCGTTCTATCTACAAGACTGCTGTAGCTGGCGCACAAATCAATACAACAACTGCTGGTATCTTCGATCTTGACACCGACTCAAATGGTCGTTGGTCAGTTGAGAAATTCAAAGGACTTCTTTACCAATTAGAGAGAGATGCCAATGCTATTGGTCAACAAACTCGTAGAGGTAAAGGTAACCTAATTATCTGTTCTGCTGATGTAGCTTCTGCTCTTCAAATGGCTGGTGTATTAGATTACGCTCCTGCGCTTAACTCTAACTTGAATGTTGATGATACTGGTAATACTTTTGCCGGTGTACTTAACGGAAAATTCAAAGTGTATGTTGATCCATATTCTGCGAATATTGCTGCAAGTCAATTCTACGTTGCTGGATACAAAGGTACTTCACCTTACGATTCAGGATTGTTTTATTGCCCATATGTACCTTTACAAATGGTAAGAGCAGTTGGTCAAGATAGTTTCCAACCTAAAATCGGGTTTAAAACTCGTTACGGTATGGTTGCTAATCCTTTCGCAACTAGTGATGCTGATGGCAATGTTGATGTTTCAACACCTGCTGCTGGCGATAGAAATCTTTATTATCGTAGAGTTAAAGTTACAAACATTATGTAATTTTACTTTTATAGAAGAAAAAGGGGGTCTTTATGACCCCTTTTTTTGGTTTTATAAATATCAATGTCATAACTTATGAATAGATGACTTTACTGTGCAGGTGAGGCACAAAAGGAGAACTATGTTTAAGATAACATTGACTTACTTGATAGCTGTAGTGCTTTCAAGTATTTTAGCATTCCCACTACAAGCAAAATCCCCCAAAATAGGTTTCATTTATATAGGTCCACCAGGTGACCATGGATGGACATATCAACATGACCAAGGTCGACAAGACATTGAGAATGATTTGGGATATACAACCACTTATATTGAAAATGTTCCAGAAAATGCAGACGCTGTGAGAGCAATAAGAAGTCTAGCAGAATCAGGACATGATTTAATATTTACAACATCCTTTAATTACATGGATCAAACTCTGGAGGTTGCAAAAGACTATCCAGATGTAAAGTTTGAACATGCTACAGGATATAAAAGAACTGATAATATTTCAACATACTCAGCAAGATTTTATGAAGGTCGTACCATCATAGGACATATTGCAGGTAAAGAAACAAAGACAAATATAATTGGTTATATTGCTTCGTTTCCTATACCCGAAGTTATAAGAGGTATTAATGCGTTCTATTTAGCAGCAAATAAAGTAAATCCAAATATTGAATTAAAAATTATTTGGGCATTTACTTGGTATGATCCAGGTAAAGAAGCAGATGCTGCTAGTACTTTAATCAATCAAGGTGCTGATATTATCGTTCAACATACAGATACATATGCACCATGTCAGGTGGCTGAAAAGGCAGGAGTTAAAGCATTTGGTCAAGCAAGTGACCAGTTTAAGTTTTGTCCTAATGCTCAACTGACAGCAATTATTGATGATTGGGGTTCTTACTATGTTGCAAGAGCGAAAGCAGTTGCAGACGGTACTTGGGATAGTACAGACACATGGTGGGGATTAGACAAAGATATGGTGAAGATGGCAAAGTATACCAATATGTCACCTGAAACTAAATTTGAAGCAATCGCATTAGAGAACGATTTGAGAGATGGTAAGATTCATTCTTTTGAAGGACCAATCTATAACCAAGCAGGAGAATTAGTGATACCAGAAGGACAAGTAGCTGACGATGGCATGCTTGCAGGTATGAATTTTTATGTTGAAGGTATAGAAGGTAAGTTACCACAATAGTAATCAAATAGTAATGGGGGGTTTTTCCCCCCTTATAAATAGTAGTATGACAGATGTAAATGTAAATTTAAGGCAACCTTCAAAGATGGACTATGCAAGTCCTATTCAGTTTAGATTTAAGATTGCTAAACTTCCTGAAGTAGAATTTTTCATACAGACAGCGAATGTGCCGAGTATGACTTTGGGTGAAGCTACAGTAGCAACACCACTAAAAGATTATCCTATACCAGGTGATAAAGTAAACTTTGGTAGTTTAGATATATCATTTCTTGTAGATGAGAATTTAAATAACTATAAAGAGTTGCATGATTGGATAAAAGGACTAGGTTTTCCACAAGATCATACTCAATTTAAAACTCTACAAGCAACAGGCTCAGATAGATTTCCAGGTTCAACAGCAGGCGCTTCTGTGCCAGGTGTTGCAACACCGAAACCTCTTGCTGAAGGCGGTATATATTCAGATGCTACTTTGATAGTGTTGAATAGTAAAAATATTGCTAAAACAGAAATACGATTTCAGAATGTTTACCCAACATCTATTGGTGCTTTATCGTATGATATTAAAGCAAGTGATGTTGATTACTTACAATGTACAGCAAGTTTTAGTTATATGTACTACGATATGGTGCAGATTTCCACTAGTTAACCCTTGACAAATCACCCAAAAGGTGATATAATAGATTATGACATTAGAAGAATTACAACAAGCAGTTGATAGAGATTTTAAACTAGATGATACAGAACTAGATTCAGAATCAATTAAGATACCTCTATTGCACAACAAATATCTACAACATTTTAATAAGTTTTCTTTATTATTAAAGAAGGCTGAATACGAGCATAAAGTTCTCGTTAGGCAGAAGTGGGAATACTACACAGGTAAATCAGACCCTAGTGTATATAAAGAAAAACCATTTGACCTCAAAATACTTAAATCTGATGTTCACATTTATATGGATTCAGATGAAGATTTACAACGAGCAGACCAAAAGACAGCATATCTTAATCAGGTAGTTAAGTATCTTGAACAGGTTTTAAGAAGTATAAACAATCGAACATTTTTAATTAAGAACGCCATTGAATGGAAGAAGTTCACTAGTGGGGCAATATAATGGCTCATCATAAAATATTTTCAACAAATCTTTTTGTACTAAATGATTTTTATAAAGGCGACACAGAGCCTATGAAAAAATATATTTCAGATTTGTGGACAAATAGAGAGTATGATAATAATTGGCAAACTAAATCAGCAAACTTACATAAACAAAAAGAGTTTAAAGGTTTTACTGACTTAGTTATTACTACAAGTAAAAAAATAATAAAAAAATTAAACTATGAAGTAGAAGATATTACAATAACCGAT